GTCGTCGGGATGGATCACACCACCGCATGTACGCCTCAAGCACGATCCGCTTTTGCAGGAACTCAGAAATTGTACCATCAAACCGGCCATAATCAGAACAATTAAGGTCATGTTCGCGGCAGAGATCCTGCAATCGTTGAGCCGTTTTCTTGGGCGTAAGTCCAGGAGCATACCATTTACAGTTCTTCAACACGTCCGCCTTGAAAGCGTACGTGAAGCAGGACATCATCACAGTCAGCTCGGGCGACATAGTGGTAATGTTCCTCGGATCATTAGCACAAATGTAAGCCTCAGATTTGATGAAAGCTTCAAGACGATTTGGTGAATTAACACTCAAAACATCCTTGACTTGATTGAAGCGTGATTTTTGTTGTTGGGTGGTCTGCAACTCACGGACTTGGTCAACATGGAGGGGCACTCCTTTCCCTTCGTTAGGTACCAGTCGACTGACAAACTCGCTGGCCCACACGCGGTACTTCTTCACGGGAACGACATTGTTTGCGACTTTCACAATACGGCCTGAAATCGTAGCAGCATCGCTATTGACGCCTCTAGTTGGGTGGACTGACGGATTGCTCACCAAAGTAGGTGAACAAACCTTTGCTGTTGCATCACCATCCTCGGTTTTCAATGGTCCCAGAGGAGTGTAGTGTGCTTCCAACTCGGTAGTCTTAACGATGTTTGGTTTGAAGTTTGCATCTGCTACAAGATCAAAAAGCAGTGGGGCATTCTGTGAATACAGCTTGTCCCCTGCATCTCGTATGATTCGCTCAATGTCAGCCACAACAGGTGGACTTTGTTTGTGACTGAAACGCTTTCGAATGGCTTCAAGCGTTTTCCCATGCAACTCAACCGAGTGTACACTATCATCAGCTTTCACTGAGATCATGTCACTGATTGGCTCGTAAACCGTCACAACGTTCCCTTGCGTGAAAATTTTACGTCGAATTGGGTTCTTTTGAAATCGACGTCGCCAGATGGTGCCATTGACACGGGCATAGGGTATCAACCAAACAATTCGACGTTGGTCGTCACCTTCAACCGTTTTCTGTTCAACGTAAAACATACACAGCCGCCCTTTATCATCCACAACGGACACGGTATCACCACAATAGTCCCACAATGGGTGACTATATGTTGCTCCACCAGACACGTTGTAATGAACTCGATCACCAGAAATATAGAAGCTATATTCACTGGTTCGATGTGTTGTTTTCGTTGGCACCAAGGTGTAAATGATCATTGGCTTGAAATGCTTCATCCATCTGTTGATATCGCAATAATAGTCAACATCACAGAAAATGAAACATGAATTTTCAGTGGGAACATCATCGCGAAACGCCGTCGCCAGATCTTTCTGGTGGTAAAAATATCGATTACCCCCTTCAATATCATGGTTACTGCGTGACACGTTGTATGGGCTATAACCGGCTGCCTTGGCAACATCATTCATGTATTGGTTTACAGAGGAACGGTGTTGTGCTGAGTTTTTGTGTGTGTGTTTGGCGCTAACCGGTTGTAGCTGTACAAGCTCGCGATTGTGACAAATGGTTTCACGGATTTTTGCATTGCGTTCCGTTACTTTCTCAATGCGCTTTGACAAATCCCGCACATTGATGGGTGCTCTCAAGTGGAGCTTCGCCAATGCGTCCTGAATGCACATGTCCACTTTTACACATGCAGTTTTGAGACGCATTAGCACACTAGGCCCCTGGCGAACGCCAGGAA